GGGCAAGGTTTCCTACGATCTCATGGATACGCCACTGGCGCGTTTCGTTGGCGCGTACAATGGCAACCTGTCGAACCGTAGCATGAAGCTAGGAGTGCTCGGTTATGACAAGGATGGCGCGGATAAGGACGCAATCGAGAAGGCAGTTGATCGCTCCATCGGGTTTGGGCCGTGGCGCTCGGCGAAGAACAAGTTCCTGAAGGATGAGAGGATCGTCGAGAACGCAGACGGGACCATCGCAGCCAAGTAGGCGCGAGCGTAGCCAGGGGACAGCCTAGGCTGTAGGCTACGAACAAATGGCCTAGCGGTTGAAGTATAGCCGCTAGGCCATTTGCGTTAGTCGGCAACAACAACGTTACGTCAACACAATACGAGTTTTCACCGTGCCACACTGGCACGTCCCGCAAACCAGCGGAAACCCTCGCCGAAATACCCCTTGACAGTGCGCGCCTAGTGTGCTATAAGGGGGGTGTGCGCTTAGGCAGGCACCTCCCAACTAGCCAAATGGCAACGAGGTTGCGATGCAAAACCAAAGCGGGTTCACATGCGAATGCGGTTGCTTCGCAGCAACCCAAGACCTTATGTTGCTACATCTCTCCGAAGGATATTGTAAGCCAAACGAGTCGCAGCGTGCTATGATCCACGCGCGCCTAGCGGCAATTCAAGAATCACGCGAAGCGTTGCAATTGCGAGAACTATCGCTTGCGACCGAGAATAGGGATTGGAACAATATCTTGATGCTAGATCGTAGCGTACCAAAATCGCCAACGAAACAGCGTATCGAGAAAATGCAGCGTGCCGTTGCGGAGAAAGTGGAAGCGCGGCACGACAAGAACATTCGGAAAGTCACAGGCGACCCGGTCGCGGCGCGTATCCTCAAAGACTTGTTGTTTGGCGATGACGCAAAGTAACCAGGAATATCCCAAGCGTGTAGCGTTTGGGTCGCGTTGCGGTGGTGAGTCACGTTCTGGTTACAAATGTCGTCGTCGCACTCGTTCAATCTATCTTGTCGAAGGAAGGGAGGTTTTGCGATGCAGCCAACACAAACCGAAAACGTCAAGCTAACGCTCGAAAATGATGCTGATTTCGAGTTGTTTGCGAGCTACATCAAAGACGCAATGGTTGAGCGCGTTCGCTTGCGCGAGCGGTTTTCGGCCATCCGCCTAGAATCAACGAAGTTGGTTCACAATGAGTTTTTGCACAAAAGCTTGCTAGGGCAAGCGCGCCACGCGGACAACACAATTGTAGTGAGTGAAAAGGGGCGCGGCGCGCTATCACTAGCAGACACTGTGATTCACGAGCTAGGTCATATCCTAGTCGGTCCAGAAAATGGACATGGAGAAAATTGGATTGATGCCTGCAAAAACATGCTAGGGCTAGTCAATCCAACGCGAGTCGCTGCAAGCGAAGTAAAATGGGATGATTTCGACGAGCATACCCAAAGGGTAGTGAGAGAGGCAATCGAGCGTTTCGTGAAAGATCATCCTAAACTCGTAACCTCAGCCGAAATGGAAATTCCTTGGCCTGCGTCTATTGGTCTTTGGACATGCGAGAAGGAACATGAATCGTTCCATCCCTGTTATAATGATGACGGCAGTCTATGCCACCGCGCCCATGTTTTGGAATTCCAAGACGCTGGTATCCGCGAAATGTTGGGACGCTCTGGTAACGTACTTCTTGCTGACGAGATGGGACTTGGCAAAACAGTCCAGGTTATCGGCTACATTAACGCAACACACCCCAAACGTATCTTTGTTGGTTGTCCTAACAACGCTAAACTAATCTGGAAGCGGCATTTTGAAGATTGGTGCGTGCACAACTACGATCTAGAAGTAGCTTACACAAAACTCTACACTTGGGCCGACGTTACCATCATGAACTATGAGGCAATGGTGCGCTATGGTGACGTTTTGAAACAGAGGGGCGACGATCTCATCATCTACGATGAGGGGCATTACCTCAAAACGCCTAGCGCGAAGCGTAGCAAGGTAGCCTATTCGTTGGGCGCAGCAAAGAAAATCATAGTCACTGGTTCTCCAATCGTAAACTATCCGTTTGAAGTGTTTCCGCTCGCGCATTACCTGGATAGGAATAACTTCCCTGAAATTGGGAGGTTTGAAGCGCAGTTTGGAACGAGGAACGGCGACCAACGGCTTGGCCGGAATTTGAATCGGTTAAACTCGTTGTTGCGCGCAACGATCATGACGCGCCGCCTGAAAAAGGATGTTATGGCGCAGTTACCGCGCAAGCGTCGGCAGGTTGTAGAGTTTGTTGTCCCAGACGAGCAAAAGAAACTAATCGAGGAAGAACTAGAGTTGTACGAACAAGTCACGCATGGTAACGACGCGGCCGAAGCAACATTCTTGAATGCGATGCGAAACGATAGTGACGTCGCAATCGACGATGCGGAGTGGGCGAAGATTATCGAAGAATTGCGATTCACTAAGAGCATAGCATTCTCGAAGATGGCGCGCCTCGCGCACCTAATCGGGTTAGCAAAAGTTCCGTTTGCAATTGAATTCATCGAAAACGCCGTAGAGGCGCGGGAGAAAGTCCTTGTATTTGGGCATCATAGAGATGTACTCCAAGAAATCGCCAAACGGTTCGCGCCTGGTTCAGTGCTTTTGCTCGGTGGAAATACCGATCAAGCTCTTGCTACCCAACAAGCCAGCGATAGATTTAACAACGACGATACTTGCGTCGTTATGTGCGCGCAGATTAGTAACGCACAGGGATATTCAATTAAGGGGGCTAGCACTGTCATATTCGTAGAGGAAGATTGGGTTCCTGGGATTATGACACAAGCGGAAGATAGGTTGCACGGAATAGGCAGAGGTGAAGAGGGAGCGAAGTCGTTGATGATCTATCATCTTGTGTTCGAGGATAGCTTGGATACCAAGAAAGCGCAGCTAACCATCCGAAAGCAAAAGTCGATAGACCGGGCGGTGGGGACGGTGCCAAAACAATGATCTTTCTCGCAATCGCTGGCGCATTCGCAATTCTAGCAGTGGCCGCGCTAACGCTACGCTATTTGAACAATCTTGACCTATCGGTTCCGAGCGAAGACTCATACGATGATAAGATCCCGGGGACGCGCAAATGAGACACCTTTGCTGTATGTCTTGTGGATCAACAACAGATAGCGAAGCTGAAGAGATGGAAGCAGAAGGCTTCAAGACTCGTATTGTTCTAGGGATTGCAAAGCAACCACAAGACTCTCAACGTATCATTACTGTACATACGGTGAGTGATATTGTCGAGACACAACTAGACCCAAGCTACTATAATTGTGATCGCTGCAACGCTGAAATAAAGCCGGGTGACAAATGTGTAGCGTTTACTGCGAGTCGTTTTGGCGTGCTTCCCGATTGGGAACACGAGTTTATGAGGATAATTAAGCGTTGACGTGCCGTTCTAACATAAACCCAAACCAGCAAGCCAGGAGGCGCGCGATGCCCAAGAAACTTCGATTGTGGCGTGACAAGGATGGAGAGATTCTAGCGGATTCATGTTTCGAGGAAGGCGAGTCGCGAGATGGTTTCCGGGAAGTTTTCCTGGATGATCTAGACGACGATCAGATGATCCAGATTGGGGCGGGTGGCTATGTCCGGGCGGATGCTATCGTCGATAGCCCGGACGATGTCGAAGATGATGATGACGACGATGACGATGATCCAGAGGATGAGGAAACGCCGCAGGCGTAACTGATGAATAATGGCGCGTCCTGTGATGGAAAGAGCATCGTGGGAGTAACAACCCAAACTGCAAGCCTTGGGACAATAGCGCGAAAGCGCCGCGCCATATAAAATGCAGGAGGCACTAAAATGAGAGTTGCATCGAGAAAGAAGTTAACACTGACGCTAGCTGATCTGAGCAAACTTGCCGGAGGAAACGTAACAAGCGCGTTCCTTCTCGGCGCTGGTGGCGCAGACAACTATCCTCGCAAAACATTCGATGAAATTCATATCTGGGTAGAAGTGGAGCAACCGGAAGCCGTTTAGCTTCATGAAACTAGTCGTAACCCTAACGAGCGACCGAGGCGATTGGGCAATCGGACGATTCAATTTGCAAGACTTGGATCGTCCGGTTTCCTGGTCGATTGGTTTCTCCAAGGAGCGATGGCTAGAGTTGTTATGGTCGTTGACGCATTCGCCACTAGAAGTTGTTATCTACAATGAGGAATGTTTGTATGCCATCACCAAAGACCAACCAGTCAATGCCGAAAGTAACGGAACCCCGCTCCCATCAATTGGGGGGTTCATTTCTTGAAGCTTGTCGCAATTGCCCTCACCATAAACACAATCATCCTCATGGTACATATTGTGTACTATGTAAGTGTGAACAATATCAATCCGCTAATCATCCAAATCCTAGCGGGATTGGGTGGAGTGAACACAACATTGCTATTAATCGCAGCTCTAAAGGAAGCGTGTGATGCCAAAAGTTGATCGACATATCCCAGATCGTCGCTCTGCGAAGGCTGTCATTCGTCAGTGCATGAAGAACATTGCGAGCAACGCGGCCATTGCGGCCAACGTTGTTGAGAAGTTCTATCCGGAATCGAAAATTCTAGCGAATGACCTACGTCACTTCGTCGATATCAATGTTTCGATGCAGAGTATCGTGGAGAGGTATCCAGAATGAGAGAAGCAATCCTAAAACTGGCAGAAGAATGCAAGCGCGACTTAGAGGTTCCGGAATGGGTTCATGCTACATTATTTCGTATTGCGACAGTTGAGTGGTCAACACAGTACGACGAGCGGGCGGCGCTGCGGCGGCTGACGGATTACCTCGCGGAGAAGGTCGGGATCGTTACCGATGACGACGGCGGTCACGACTCGCTCTGCGAGTCCGAGTTCATCACCGGAGCGATGGGCAACACGCCGTGTGACTGCGACCATCGCGCCTCGCTGGTTCGCGCCGCGCTCGCGCGGCTGGACGAAAAATAATATGTCAGAAGACAAGGCCGCGCATCGCAAGATCATACGAGCAATCCACAATCGTTGGTTAGACGGTACAGCGTTCTCGCCAAACGAAGTGTTGCAAGAATCCGGGTGTTCTCAATCTTCGATTCTACGCGCCCTGCGCTACCTGCAACACATACGAAACGTATCCAAGCAAGCCAAGGGTTTTCGAGGACGACGCTACCGTGTAACGGCTAACTGGCCGCCTGACGTTGAAAACGCAATTGAAGCCTTTGAACAAGCGAAGGCGATGGGGATCTAAAATGGAAACAATTGAAACCAAAGAAACCTACGACGCAAACATTCGTATTCGCGACCTACCACGAGCGGTTGACACAAAGTTGGAAGCCATCGCAACGCGCCTAGCGTTGCATAAGTGGGAAGTTGTGCGGCTCGCGTTGATTGAGTATGTGGAACGCCATGCTGTCTAAGAGTCTCGCGTCAATGACCGAAGCAGAACTAGAAGCGTGGGTAACAGAACTGCAAGGTCAACGTGAGGCTTTAAGGGCGGAGGGCGTGGCGAAAAAGAAAGAACGAGAGGCAAAAGGTTTGCCGGAGGCACGCGAAGCGCGGAAGCCACGAGAAAAGAAAGCAAGCGAGAGTATCAATACCGCTGAAATGCTAGCATTCTTAAAGGGCGAATAATGATGATAGACAGAATACAAGCGAGGGAAATAATGGAAACCAACAGTCCGGAGGGAATTCCGGTGGAGTTGCGGGAACGCACTCCAGTAATTCGCGTTACGAAAGTGAAGGCAACCAAAACATATCACATTCTTGTCTCCACTGATAACGAAGCGGCCGCGTTGGACGCAGTTGGTAGATTTCTAGGTGGTGAGCATGTAAAAAGCGTAAGCGTTATCCATGTCGATAGACATATCGAGGCGTATCAAGTGGTGGAGATTCCAAAGTGATTGACACCAAAAATCGCGTAATCTACGTCGACTATTCGACGCTAGCAGTTTTCCAAGCTTGCAAGGAAAAGTGTCGTTTGAACAGTGTGATGGGCTATCGCCCGCGCTTGAAAGCAAACGCGTTGGATTTCGGTCATGCGATCCATGCGGGTTGGCAAGCCTACTATGACGCGCTAGCAGGCGGTTGGACGGATGCCGAAGGCAAATGGCATCTATATCCCGCTGGTGAAAGCATTTCTCCAGTCATGCGCGCCAAAACTGCGTTCCTA